TATCACACACTTGTTCGCAAAGGTTTAATCACAGAAGATAACAAGGTTACATTGGAAGGGAGGTCTTTATTGGGCTTCCTTTCCAACTCTGAAGTTGTTATTCAAAAGAGGAAGCCTGTTGCAGATGATGGATTTACTAAATGGTGGTCCACATATCCGGGCACTGATACTTTCACTCATAAGGGTAGGACATTTTCTGGAACTAGAGGGTTGAGAGTGAAGAAAGATGATTGTAAACTCCTTCTCACTAAGATAGTGGGAGAGGGAGAATATACAATTGATGAATTGATAAAAGCTCTTGAGATTGAGGTGACACAGAAGAAAGACAATTCTGTAAAGACAAGCACTAATAAGCTGACATATATGCAGAATAGTTTGACATACCTCAATCAAAGAACATTTGAACCATTCATTGAACTTGCAAGAAAAGCAATCCCTATTGAAGAATCTGTAATTGGAGGAACTGATATATGACAGAATTTGATCTTCTCAAGAAGGAAGTTGACAACGGTATACAAGGAAGGAACAGCGGTATTCCTATGGGATTTCGTAGGTTGAACAAGTATATTGGTATAAGGAAACGTATATATACGGTGATATTCGGTGCTACAGGTAGTGGTAAGTCTGCTTTTTGTCATTCTGCTTACATTCTTCATCCTTTTGATTGGTGGTATGCCAACAAGAACACTAGTAATGTAAAGCTCAAGTTTATTCTTTTCTCTATGGAGAGGAGTAAGGTGTACACATTAGCCAAGTGGACCAGTAGGAAGATATTCCTAGACCAAGGAGTGAATATTCCTATTGCTAAACTGCTAGGTTGGTGGGATACAAAGCTTACAAAGGATGAGCATGATTTGTTTCTGATGTACGAAAACTACATCAATGAACTAACGGCTATTTGTGATATCATAGAAGGTGCTCAAAACCCTACAGGTATATACAAATATGTTAGAAAGTATGCAGAAGCCAATGGTACAATAGAGAATATTAACGAGTATGACAAGATTTATCATCCTCGTCATCCAAATGAAATCGTAATACCTATTGTAGATCATTTTGGTCTCATCAAGATGGAGAAGGGTATGACCAAGAAAGAAGCCATTGACAAGACTAGCGAGTATTTTCAATGGATGAGAGACTTCTTAGGATATACACCAATAGGTGTGAGTCAGATTAATAGAGACCTTAGCAATCCCATCTATCAAAAGATGGATGCCTTTGAGCCAAATCTAGATCAAATTAAGGAAAGTGGTAGACCAGCAGAAGATTCTGATGTTGTTATTTCTCTTTTCCAACCTTCTAGGTATAAGACTAATGATGCTAGTTACAACAATGTAAGTAAGTTTATTAGTCCTGAAGGTGCTGATTGTTTTAGAAGCATCAAGATACTTAAGAACACCTATGGAGAATCTGATTTGAGGATAGGTATGGGTTTTCATGGTTCTACAGGTACATTTGCAGAACTTCCAAAGCCTAAAGACATGGACTCATTTGATTATGAAACCCTGTTTACAGGACAATTCTTCTTACCATGACACTAAGAGACAAAAGACAGAAAGAGTTTGCTGATGTATGGATGAAGACAAAGTTTGGCATTCTCAATCTCTGTCCTAGGTTTGGAAAAATCAGGACAAGCATAAACATCTTCAATAACTTTCCTCCTCATTCCACAATTCTTATTGCCTACCCAGATGGAAAGATTAAGGAGTCTTGGCTAGCAGATTTTGAAACATTAGGATATAACAATCCTAATGTGTCATTCACCACACATCTATCACTTAAAAAGCATGTTGATCACATATTTGACATTGTTGTGATAGATGAGATACATCTGTTGAGTGAAGCTCAATTAGAGGTGTGTAGTGAGTTGTTTGAACACAATTTTAATGTATTAGGACTGACAGGAACACTGACATCCTATACAGAGAATGACATCTATCAAGCAACACTACTTACAGTGGTGGCTGAATACCCTATTGAGAAAGCAATTGAAGAAGGTGTCATTGTTGATTATGAAATAACAGTGTGCACTATTCCATTAGACAACAAGAAGGTGTTAGACTTCAAGGGTAAGAAGAGAACAGAGAAAAAGCAATTTGATGCTGTCTCTTGGGCAATTGATAAGATGGAGAGAGAAAGCAGGAATACAATGTTCATGCGCCTTGGAAGAATGAGGCTTATTCAGAAGAGCTACGCTAAGGTTGAGGCTACAAAGAAGCTTCTGAATAAATATGCTGATGAAAGGGTGTTAGTGTTTTGTGGGGTGACAGAGGTGGCTGATAGTCTTGGATGTCCTTCCTATCACAGCAAAAGCACTGAGAAGCAAATGTTTGCAGACTTTGCAGAAGGAAAAGGGAAACACATGGCAGTTGTCAAGATTGGCAACACAGGTGTGACATATAAGCCTCTGAATAAGGTGATTATTAATTATTTCGACAGTAATGGAGAAAACATGGCCCAGAAGATATTTCGATGTATGGCTATGGAATATAATAATCTCAATAAGAAAGCAGAGGTGATAATTGTTAGTAGCAATGAGCCTGTTGAGCTTAAATGGCTTAAAAGAGCTCTTGAATTTTTTGACAAAACCAAAATAAAATTCGTATCTTTATGAGCTAAACACAGAAAACATGAGTTCAAAGTTAATCGGAATTGTATTACTACATCCCATTAATAAACCATCAGCTACAATTACATCACCATTCATTGTCTTTATTTTGGTGTGATAGGGAGCCATACCCATCAACACCACTTTCATTTCATCTAAAGGTGTCTCAAGAAAACACCTGAAGGTATTAGAAGAAGAAGGGGCAATTGAATGCCCCTTCCTACTTCTCTGTTTCAGATGTTCATACATCTTGTCACACTCTTCAGATTCAATAAAAGGTCTCATCTTATGATGATAGCTCTCATGAAACTGTGAATGAAACTTATCCCAATTCATTAGGAACCAATTCTAATTGTGTGAACATTTCTGTGTTGATGTTACTTGTGAGTTCACCCATCTCATTAACAAACCACTCATGGGCAGCAATGTGATTATCCATCCACATACTTGGGTGAACACCCTTCATTGCAAATGTGGTGTAATTGTAGAATTCCCACAAGCTGTCAGGAGCATTGTAAGAATGTGTAGGCTTATTGATTTCGCGAGCAATAATGTTTGCTTGTGTGGGCTTAATAAAGCTGTCCTCAATAAGCAGTTTACCAAGAAGACGAGCTTTAACATTGTCCTCAAGATGTACATTCTTCATCCCTACTTTATCATTCTGCATAAGAGAGAATACATCTCCAGAACTCTTGATGTAGTCCTGAATCTTTGCAGGTGTAAACTCCTGAATATCACCACTATGCTTCTTACGGAAGTTGCCATGATCACCATACACCATACCATTGCCACAAATAATCACCATTGCACCAATAGCAAACTTGAGGCTCTTGGTTTTATTGTAGCTATTCTGCCATCCAATCTGCAACACCATCTCATCATCATTGACATTTGCAATAGTGTATTTACCATTTGCAACAAGTCCATCAAATGTAGATGTGTAATATTGATTTTGCACTTTAAATCCTGCACTCTCAATAGATGCAAGTGTCAAATCAATAATTTGTGAATGACTGACAGGCTTGTAAGTGCGAGTTTCCATAGGAACTTGAACAGATGCCAAAAAGCTACTACTTGTGTTGTACATAAACTTTAGTTTTTAATGTTAAGATGCCTTTTTAAAATTCCAATTACATTTTCAATGCTAATACATTCTATCTCATCTTCATCAGTAGTAGATAGATATTCTGTTTGACTTTCAATGTCTTCTTTAATCACCCTGAATAATTCTTCATTTGTCATAATTTCTGGTTTTTTTAGATAATCAGAAAATGCTTTGTAATTATCTTTACCAGTCAATTGTAGAGCACCTCTACCTCTAAATTTATATCCGTCTCCTGATTTTTCATCACCGTTACCCATTCTAGATGCGTAAACTCTATTAGCGATTTTTTCTGGATTACGAGCGTAAGATTCTTCTAAGTTACCTGGAAAGTATTTTCCGAAGATACCTTGTAGTCCTTGTGCTGAATAATTTAGGTTTTCAGAGAAAACTTTAAATCCACCTGATTCGTGAGCTGTTTGAGCAAAGAAATGTGCTGCTCTCTCAGGGGTCATTTTGTAATAGGCCATAGCCGCCTTCATTGTACCTGGTCCAAATGCTCCATCGGCAGCGATCCCAAGTTTTGTTTGTAAACTAGTTAAACTCATAATTTATTTGATTTGGTTATTTTTCTTCTTTGTTACCTTTCCAG